TCCACAACAGGACATATTACTGCCAGTCATTTCTTCCAACGTGCCAGAGAATCCAAAGAAAGGGAGATATCAGATAGTATGAATCGTATTATTTCAGAATCAATCAGAAAGGTCAATGAACAGTATAGAAATAGGTAAAGTAATTTACGACTTATTAGCTGCTGATTCTACATTAACTCATTTAGTAGGGAATAAAATATATCCTATAATGGCAGAACACAGCACTACTTATCCCTTTATTATCTACCAAAGAAGCAATATCATACCAAACTACACAAAAGATATTCATCTCTCTGATGATGTTGTAATTGATATGGTATGTATTAGTGATGATTATAAAACGGGAGTAGAAATAGCAAAGATTGTAAGGGAAAGATTAGAAGATAAAAAGTTTAGACAATATGGTATCGAATCCATCAAATTGGATTCAGCATTTGAAGACTATACAAATGATGCTTTTGTCCAGACATTAGGATTTACAATAACAATAAACCAATAACTATGGGAAAACCAATAAAAGGAAGCGACTTAATGCTTTTTATTAAACCAAACGGAACCAGTACATTTAAATCAATAGCTTTTGCAACTTCACATTCTTTGTCTATTAATGGTGAGAGTACAGAAACTTCATCTAAAGATAATGGAGGTAAATGGGTAAGTAAGCAGATGCAACGATTAAGCTGGACTGTCTCTACAGATAACCTGTATTCATTAGATGGAGAAGGTTCTGTATACGATGATCTATTCACTGTTATGACTGAAAGAAAAGAAATAGATATCGTATTCTCTTTAGAAAACGGATATGAAGATAAAGCAGATGAAGTACCTACTGGTGGATGGTCACCAATTACTTCACCTCAATATAAAGGTAAAGTATTAATGACTTCATTAGAACTAAATGCACCAAATGGAGATAATGCAACTTTTACAGCTTCATTTGAAGGTGTTGGAGCATTAACTAAAGCTTAAAAACCAATAGGATGAAGGTGTATCAAAGTCTGGTGCACCTTTTTTCTTATAAACCTAACAACTATGGAAATAACAATACAAGAAAAAACATACACTATCAAATACAGTATAAGGAGCTTATTTGTATTTGAACAATTAACAGGTAAAGTTTTTAAACTGGAAACGCTGACAGATACTTACATATTCTTTTACTCGATGCTGCTATCAGGGAATACAGATTGTACATTATCATTTGATGAATTTATTGATGAGTGCGAATCACAACCTGATCTATTATCTGACTTCCAAAATTATCTAACAAAGGTCTTTAGTAATCAAAAGCAATTTGTAAAAGAAGATGATAGTAAAAAAAAGTAATTACTATATCTGAACTTTACAGTATAGTAGTCGTTCAATGTGGAATATCTCCAGAATATTTTTTAGATAAGATGCAATGGTATGAAGTAGAAGCCTGTCTTAATGGATTGGATTATAAGAATAGAATAAACTGGGAGCAAACTAGATTCATAAGTTATGTAACGGCACAAACGCAGTCCACAAAGAAATTAAAACCTACAGACATACTATCTTTTCACTGGGATGGAGAAGTACAGAAAGAAGCTATTATAACTGAAACAGATATAGAAAGATTGAAACAAAAAGCTAACCAAACTTTAAATAAACTATGAGTGATTTGGTAACAAGGTTAATACTACAAACCCAACAGTTTGATAATAACCTAACGCAATCCACTAAACAAATACAACAATTCCAACAACGTATTAATTCTTTTTCCTCTGGTGCTATCAGTGCATTTAAAAAGTTTGCTGGAGTGGTTGGTATAGCTATAGGTGGTATGGAAACATTTAAAAAGATTATAGACAGTAGTCAAACTACCAGTGATCTATTTACAAATAATCTGAATGCAGCAAAAGGAAGTGTAGAGAGCTTCTTTAGAAGTTTATCAACTGGTGACTGGTCTGTTTTTCAGGATGGAATAGTAAATTCTTATAAAAGATTATATGATCTATCTGTATTGATGGATGAACTGGCAGATAAGAAATTGTCACTTTCCTATATAAAAGCGGAAGATCTTACTAATATGGAGAAGTTTGAGCAGATAGCAAAGGATACTACTAAATCATTAAAGGAAAGACAGGAAGCTGCAAAAAGTATGCAAACTGTGATTAATGACTTAAATAGTAAAACACGTGAAACTATTGAAGCACAAAAGAAGGCTGTTGTTGAAGGATATAATGCACAATATGGAAATTCTGGTTTACAATTTACAGAAGAAGATATAACCACCTTTGTTAAGGATACAAACTTTGGTGGGGAATTAACAGAACAGGTAAAAAAATACCAGCAGGATTTAAAGGATATAAAGAAGAGTTTTGAAGTAACAACTAATACTCCTTATGGAAGTCAAACCAACTATACTAAAGGTTGGAAAGAAGCTGTTGAATCATATAAACAACAGAATCTATTTCTGGAAAAGCAATCAAAGTTATTGGAAGAAACAGATGAAGGTAGAATAAGGACTGTTGGTTTACTAAAAGAGAATCTTAGTTTAGAAAAAGAAATATACTCTTTACAAAAGAGAGCTGATGAAACTATACGTTCGACTAATAATCAACCTACCACAACAAAACTTACTACTACTGAAATCATACCAGAAGGTTCTTTACTGGATGCCAGGAAGAAAATTGAGAGTCTCAAAAAAGAGCTGGAAAAAGCAACAGATGATGGAGTACGAATAGGATTAAACAAAGCTATAGCTGCTTCGGAAACAGAACTTAGAATGATGCTTTTAAGATCAACACAAACTCCTTTAAAAGTTCCTGTTAGTATAGAAATAAAAGAAGTGGGAAAGAAAGTAAATAAAAAAGTAGCTAATGCTATACAGGGAGGAAAGCTATCTGGAGCAGATATAACACGTAATACAGAACCTGTTGAAATAGTTAATAACGACAATTTAGCTTCTGCTATTGATTATATACAAACTTTTTCTTCTATTACCAGTTCACTTAGTGGAATCACAGACAGTGCAAGTGGTGCGTGGTTACAATATACTGCGAATATTATTAGTGGAATTGCTGCTATGCTACCAGCTTTAGCTTCTTTATTTGGAATAGAAGCAGCATTAGGTATAGCAGAACAAAGTAAACTAGTTTTCCCTATGAACGTAATTGCTATGGCAGCTACTGGAGTAGCTTTAGCTGCTACTATCGCTTCACTTCCTAAGTTTGCTGATGGTGGTATAGTTGGAGGTTCTTCATTTATTGGTGATACACAACTGGCAAGGGTAAACAGTGGAGAAATGATATTGAACGGAGGGCAGCAAAAGCATCTATTTAATTTATTAGATGGAAATAGCAGAACATCTATTTCTTCTGGAGAAGTAACATTTAGAATTAGTGGTAAAGAACTGGTAGGAGTAATTAATAACCATAATAGAAAAACCAGCAAATACTAATGGCATACAGGATAAAATACAAAATACCATTTGTATCTATAAATGAAGAACAGTTTGAGATACAAATATTAGAGGATAACTATACTGGAGCAATCACTACCTTAACTGGTGGTGCTCCACCTATTATTATTGAAAATAACGAATCAGATTATCTGTATGAACCGTTACGCTTTTCTGGTGCAACTCTTAGAATAGTTGGACAGGATTACTTACAGGATTTATACAGTAACAACTATCAGCAATACAAAGTAAACCTATACAAAGGTTCAGATTTAAAGTTTACAGGTTTTATCAGTCCAGAAATGTATACACAGGATTTTAATGGGTTCTTATTTACTTTGGAAATAGAATGTATTTCAGCATTGGCAACTTTAGAATATATATCATTTGAAAGTAACCAGAATAAAATAAGCATATTCCAACTTTTAAAGGATGCTATATCATTAAGTAAAGGAGATTACAAAGAAGTATACATACCACAATCATACGGACATTCTGCAAATAATATACTGGAATCACTTTATGTATCAACACAAAACTTCATAGATGAAGAAGGTGAGGTTATGACATACAAAGAGATACTGGAAGAAATATGCAAGTTTCTAGGATGGACTATTACAGAGAAGAACGGGAATATTTATTTTATTGATGTAGATTATATTAAGCAGCAAAAGCATATCTATTTTAAATATGACGGTAATTATTATTCCTGCATATAATAAGATCACTGTTATTAATTCTGATTATGAAGTGGAAGATAAGGTATTGTATCCAGAATTAGATATTAAAGATCAGGAACCTGTTGTACTAGCTAAACAAACAAAAGTAGATGGTGATGAAGTATATCTAAAGGATTATTATTCTATTCCTGATGTATGGAATTTATACCAGTATAAACAGTCTGGTACTTCATTTAGTCGCATAGGATTATCTGAAATTCCTGATGATTTACAAAACAGAGCGGGATGTACCTTAATTAGTAGGACAAATTATGATTTAAATGACATACCGAACAAACTGGATTATGAATATCTATTTCAGATAAAATTATTTGATAATCAGAACCATAACTTATTGTTAGATAGTTTTAATGATGTAATGTTTCCAGTAATTAAGACAGCATATCCATCTCCAGTTATAGCTTTCGATAATGATATTAGATTATGCATTTCATTTTCAATACAATATTCAGACCGCCCTGATGGATTCGTACTCAAAAAGAACCCAAATAAAGATGATCAGGTAGACAAAGGAGATATTGAAGGGTGGTATGTCCCAATTCAAATAAGGATAGGTGATCACTATTATGATGGTAAGAATTGGTCATTAAATACATCTGCTTATATAAATGTCAAAACAGATCTGAAACGTAAACAACAACATTTTAGTTTTGACTGGTTAAATGCCCGTAATACTAATAGTTTTCTGTATGGAACAAGTGAATTAGATGGAACTTTGATTGAACAGAAGTTCTCTAAAATTGGAGATTTAGAAATAATTATCTATTGTCCTAAAGCTATGCAGGATAGATATCTGCATCGCTATGTATTTCTAAAGGATATTAAGATCAGTTCGCAACGTATTAATCATACAAAAAATATCTCTAAACAGGATACACTTTATAGTAATGTAATAAGTGAGCAATATGTAAACGAATTAGAAGATATAGAACTGAAATTATCTTCCAAAAATAAATCTGAATTGTCCTTTAGTAAGCTGTCTTATGATACAGGAACAGGAGAAATCTTACTAGATAGCATTACTAACTTTATGACAAATAATGCAGAAAAACCAGAACAACTACTAATACAAAGAGTCGTAAACCAGTATGCAAAGCCAAAACTAAAACTGGTTGAAGATGTAAAACCTTCCTATAATATATATCAGATAATAACTGATAACTCCATTAGTGGGAAGGATTTTATTATAAGCAGTGAATCTATCAACTATGCAGATAATACATCTTCTGTAACCTTAATTGAAATAAATTAAATATGAATATTGCAACAAACAGAATACCTGCTACACCACGTAATAAACGACTAAAAAACTATCTATATAATAGTAATGTCTCAATTGCTGGTTCTGGTGGGGGTGGTAGTTCTATAACTAACTATGTAAGATTAACAGGAATGACTGAACAAATTATTGAAGGTTCAGTAGGTGCTACAGCAGATATTGTAGCATATGAAATCAGTGACTGGGAAGAAAAATTTCCTATTGCATCTGATATATTACTGGGATGTATTAAAGTTGGAAATGGGTTAAGTATTACAGTAGATGGTAAATTGTCCGTTACTGGTGGTACTGGTGGAATAAGCGCTATTAATGTTACTGGCTCTGGAAATGTAATTACTACTATGACACTTTCTACTGATGGTAAAACAATTAATGCAGTTAAAGGAGATACATTTGCCACTCAATCTGCATTAACTAGTCATACTAGTGATTCTTCAATTCATCATACCCATTCAAATAAAAGTGTGTTAGATGGTATTAGCAGTTCAAATATCAGTAATTGGAATACTGCTTACAGTAATAGTCATACTCATTCTAATAAAAGCTATTTAGATACAATTAACCAGAGCTTAGGAACATCTTATAGCCCAACATTCTATAACATAAATGCAAACGGATATGTCAGAGCTAGCGGTGATATAATTGCTTACCAAACTTCATCTGGAGGTCAATCTCCATTTATGTACTGGAAACCATCTGTTAGTTCAACAGGCATTATTAGCTGGACTAATACCACTTCTGCAACAATACCCACTTCTATCAACATAAAAGGTTCAAATGGAACAAATGGACAGGGTGTAACATATCAATGGTCTGGAACATCTTTGCGATTAGGAACAATTTCAGCAGCAGGTTCTACTAGTTGGGGAAGTTATGTTAATCTACAGGGTATAACAGGTTTACTATCTGTTACTGATATAGTAACAAAAACTACAGGCTGGAAAACTGGAGGTAATGGTGGATTATATGTGAAGTTTTCAGGTGGGAATGGAATTTTAGGTGATTCAAATGGTTCGATAGGAAACTTATACCTTAATTATGTATCAAGTTCATATAATGTTCGTATTGATAATGCAGGTAAAATTTATTCCAATGGATCACAGGTCACATCAGATGAGCGATTGAAAACTAATATTACAACTTTAAATACTGCTTCTATAATAGATAAACTAAAGACAATTGATGTAATTGACTACACAAGAAAAGCAGATAAATCAAATACACATCAACTAGGTATTTCTGCACAACAAATACAAAAGGTATTCCCTGAACTGGTCAGTTCAAATTGTCTTGACGATTGTGGTGAAGAATGTGCTACAACTTATCTATCTGTTGATTATGCTACATTAGGTGTTGTATGTTCAATTGGTGGTATTAAAGAATTGGATACCAAAATAGAAGCTCTGAAAACGGAGAACAAAGAACTAAAAGATAGAATAAGTAAGTTGGAAGAATTGCTATAATAAACTAAGACCTTAACTATATGAAGAAAATAATACAATGGTTAGCAAAAATATTTAAAGCTAATATCACCATTGAAAAAATCGTTGAAAAAGAAGTAATAAAAGAGATTTATATAAAAGAACCTGCTGATACAGTAATTAATGAGAATGTTTTTATAGATGGTGATTTAACCGTTACAGGACACGTTACGGGTGAAGTAAGATGCTATTCAATAAACCAGACTAAACCTTAACCTATGGCATATTTACAACCAAATAACATATCTATTTTAGATGTTAGGAATATTCTGCAATGGCCTTCTACTGATTTAGGCACATTATGCAGATGTCCAAATATTAATATGTGGTCTAGATGGAAACCAGTAAGTTCATCTGTTATGACTATGACAGAAGCGGAATTAAAAAACAGGAATTACGGATTAACCATTACTCATATACCAGCAGATACTTATGAACCAACTCCATATACCTATTCAGTTCCAACAGGTGGAGTTTATTCACCATACAGATTAGGAGATTTTAGAAGTTATAACCACGATGCAAAACCATTCTGTTACGTTAGTGATATTGTTTGGAATCCTTCTGTTGCCACAATTGACGATATATATGCTTTACCTAACTTTAAATATGGTACTGCATCTTATGAAGGGCAAGGAAATACGCAAGGAATGGAAATATTACCTGCTGATCTGAATGGTGGTTCAGGATTGGATTTTAAGAATATGTATATTGGATTAATGCTATACAAAGACGGTTATCAATATACAGTATTTAGTAATAGGAAATTAGGAGAAGTAGGTTCTGGAAGAACCTGTAATATATTTTTCAATTCAGATACTAGTACGAGGAACTTAATTAATAGTGCTGCCAATGGTACTACATTTGAATTTACACCATTCTTCTCTTTATCTAACAACTCTGCTGGACAACCGAAGATTAATTTACCATTAGGAAACAAAGTAACATTATTGAAAACAGTAGCATTTGATTATAGTGTTCGTATCATTACGGCTAATTTCACATCATCATTTAATGGGAGTTTGGGAACTGCACCAACTGTATCTACAGATCCTGATGCTATAGCTACATTAAGAAAACCTGCAACTAATGGGACTAATGAGGTTCTTGAAACAACATTTATGTTTGAAATAACTAATGCTTCAAATAAAAGTGTACAATTTAAACGGGATTATCTTAGAGTAAAAGTTGGAACAAATGCTTATGATGAAGGGAGTTGTGGATATCTATCATTAATGGGATCAGATACTAATGTAACATCTTTAACTATTCCTGCTAATACAACAGTAACCGCATTAGTTAAAGCACAGGGAGTTCCCAGGGCTGCCACTTTATATAATATGAGTGAGAATGTGAATACTGGTTTATCTGTAGCATTAACATATAACTTCCAAACCATACCATCAACTGATAGTATAAGATTCAAAATGATTTCCAATTAAACACTATAGAATGAAAAACAAACACTTAGTAATCCAGCTAATAGCAGCTTGTGTACTGGTAACAGTCGGCATATTCCTACTAATAGCTGGATTTTATGTAGCTCCCATTGGTATTATAGATGGGAGTATATTAGTCGCTTTTGGCGAAACCTGTACGTTTGCAGGTGCGCTATTTGGAGTAGATTATAAATACAAAAATAAGATGATAAATAAAGGTGATATATAATGAGTTGTTGAAATCTGTAACTGCTACTGCAAAGGGTATTAGTAATATACCTAATGCAGAGCAGAAGCAGAACCTACAGAGGTTAGTAGAAATACTTAATTTAATAGGTAAAGAGGTCGATTATCCAGTAATTGTAATTAGTGGGTTCAGATCTCCAGAACTAAATAAAATAGTAGGCGGCAGTAGTAATTCTCATCATTTACTGGGATATGCAGCGGATTTATCCTGTGAGAATGTAGAAGGATTGAGGGATATTATTGTGGAGAAGTATATGGTGTATATAGATCAGATAATCTATTACTCTAAGAGAAATTTCCTGCATATTTCTATTCATCCTAGTAATAGACGGATGTATTTTGAACTGTAGTATTCCCTTTTTTGAAGATGGAGCTTTTTTTAACGTGGAAACCTAAGAAAATGTTTGATTTACTGTTGGATTGTCTTAAAAGATGTCACTATCTTTGCATCGCATATCCATAGTAAGGAAGATGCTGCTATACTTTCCGGCAGAAGAGAAAGATCTACGTATCCAATGAGGGTACAATTCAATTGATTCCTATAACAGTGTTTACACTGGGGATCCCGTATGGAAACTTTAAAACAACTAAGGATGTGTTTATACGTCATCCTGTTAGGTTTCTATGTATTGAATTTGTACTATCATTGGATTTTTTGTTCTTCCCATTATAGTACATAATCAAATAAATAAAGTAATTAACGAGCTAAGGCTCATATTAATAAATTAAAATTAATTGATTATGAATCTAAAC